CGACGAACTCTTCGGCGCTATCGGCGCCATCGTTCATCACGTTGTCGAAGTAGACCGGGACCGCTGGTGACAAGCTGTTGTACGCCGTCAGCAGCGGAGTCTCAAACACGGCGCGGATAGCTTGGTAGTTCATCGTGTTTGCATGGCAACTTGGATTGCCTTATCAATAGCACCGGCTTTTAGGTAGATACTGAACCAGTCAAGGGGCGCGGTACGGCGATTACTGCCTTGTCCGGTCAACAAACCGCGAATACCTTTTTGGCGTTTGCCGGTTTTTTCGATGGGTTTGATTGGTTCTGTTCCGGGGTTGATAAACGTGCCGGGTTCCACGTCAGTGGCAACACCTGCATAGGAAGAGAAATTGCTGATCGTGAAGACAACTTTGTTCTTCGTGAGTACTGAGCGTGTGACTTGTTGGCCCGTTAATACGGGGACTGTGATAGGTACGGGGCGGCCAGCTGCTCCTGTTCCTCCCTTGATTCCGGTGGGGGTTGTTATTTGCCAAGAGTTTGAAAACTGACCAGTCCATGCAGGGCCGCGTTCTTGTAGGTCGCGCACAATTTTTTCGGCGGCACGCTTAGGTCCGTTGTAGACCGTGGTTGCCGCAACACGATCTATCTCTTTTAGTAAGTTCCAGACGCCGTTGCGGGCCATTATTGGGGCCTCAGGAGGATGGTGTGGACGATGGGGTTTTCGCCACGTGAGGTTTTGCACTGGATTATGCGGCCAGTGCGGGTTTGGCTGTTTTCGAGGTATTGGATGCGGTCGCGGATGCTTGGTGAATACGCCCCAAGCTCGGCGTTGCCAATGATGACCTTGAGGTCGTTTGTTTGGTAAAACGACTCGAATTCTTCGGGTTTGGCTTGGAAAATAAGGGCGCGGACCACGAGGCTAGTGTCGGCTCCAGAGACTTCGCCCGTTGTGGCGTTATACGTGGGGCTGGCGTTGGATTTCAAATACGTGACGTTCTGGCCCCAGTCGGCAAGTAGCTGGGCGGGGATTGAAGCGAAGGTGGTATCTACGAGGCTCATAATTAACCTCTAAATACGCGGAATTGATAGCTGCCGGAGCCGCCGGCTGCGTAGGCGCCTAAGTAGGACTGCAGCCAGGGATAAACGTCGAAGATGTTGTTGACTGTTCCAGTGGCTTGGGACTTGGTGTTGTACTTGACCTTGAGGTCGCCGAGGGCAACTTCGTCATAAAGGCCGGTGGTGCCGGTGTTGCCGGTTACGGCGTCGGTGTCGTTGGCCAGCGAACGCGCCAGTTCGTAGGTGGCGTATTTGATGTCCTGCGGAATTAAGTCGCAGGCCAAGGGGATTAGATCGACCTCGTAGTTGTTGCGGGGCCATTTCAGTGCTTGGCCTGCGTCGCAGCGGTCGCCGTAAAAATTAAGGCTGTCGATCCAGCGGGTTGCAGAGATGATGGCGCGATTCTTTTGGTCGTCCGTCTTGTCGTCCCAGGTGGTTGAGTTAGGGACGGTTTCAAAGTATGCGTCGGCTTCAGCCAGCGTGACGTAGCTGTTCGCCGAAGCTCCACTCAAAGTGGCGTCGATGACAGCAGCCACAGGTACTTCACTAACTTTGCTTCAGTGTAGCGGCAATAAAAAAGCCCCACCCGGAGGTGGGGCTAGCTGGTAACTCGCGCTTATCAGGAAGGGATAGCGGAGGTGTCCAGCGGGGTGTTCACGATCACTTCGACCAGGGGAATCAGGTCGATGTCGTAGGTAGCGGTCCAGTTGCCGGCGGTGGCAAGGGCTGCGTTGGTCGGGTTGTCCGAGGCGGAACCCCACTTGGTACCCATCACGTGATAGGCGCCGTGGTAATCCACAGAGAGCACGTCCTGCTTGGACAGGATGTTGCGGTCGGCCTCGATGCGGAGGTCCTGCTGCACACCTTCCAGGATGGTGCCCGACTTGGCGAGGAAGCAGCGGAACTCGCTCACGTGGGTGGCGGTACCAGGACGCACAGTGTTGACTGAGGGGTCCATGATCACGCGCATACCAGCGAACTCGCCGATGCTGCGTGCGCCAACGCCCACGCCGCCACCACCCCAGGTCACGGCGCCAGAGGCGGCCAGTGCGCTGGTGCTGAAGGTCAGGAGGCCTACCTGGTACAGGTAGAAGCCAACCGACGGGTGGACCACGAGGGTGTCGAGCTCGTCGCCGCGCTCACCCAGGAGGGCGCGACCACGGGCCACTGTGGCAGCGGTCAGGAAGTTGGCCTCGGTTTGACCCGAAGTGGCGCCAACAGCAACGTCCAGAGAGTGACCAGACAGAGCGGTGCCAAACAGACCGGCCAGCTGGCTGAACAGACGGCCGCTGTTCAGCTTGTTGATTGCATCAGCAAGCTGGTTGCGGATGTGCAGCATTGGGTCTTCCCCAGCTGCCAAAATCGCCACGTCGTCCACGGCGTAGGCGAAGCCACGGTGGATGATCGAAGCAATCTGGGTGCCAGTGCCGATCTTCTGGGGAGTCAGATAACCAGCGGTGCTGGTTCCCCAGGTGGCAGTCCCGTCCATGATCTCCTCAGTGGGAGCCACGGGGTTGAACTCGGGGACTTGGATGCGGGTGCCGCCTTCGCGGGCATCCAGCAGAGAGTTGCGGACAACAGCGCCGCTCTTCAGGAAGAGGCTGCGCTCCTTGATTGCCTCAGACACATAAGTGCTGAGATTATTCCGCTTTACGATGTCCGCCAGGAGGACACCGCCGGAATAATTCTGAAATGGTGCGGCCATTTCTAGTTACCTTTGGGGGTGATGTTTTTGCGGGTCCCAGTCACTGACTAGGCGGGCACCACTGGTGCAGTTTTAGAGTCCAGCCTCTCTCTTCAGCACAGCTGCGAGATCGGGGTCCTGACTAGAAATTAGCATCTGTTGCGTAAGGTTGACGGAACCATCCTTCCATGGGTTGGCTACACCACCCGTAGAAGCGACATTATTTGTCGGCTTGGCGCCCATTCCAGCAGCAGAACTTGGCTTGAAGTGATGTTCAAAGCCAGAGCCAGGATTTTTTAACGTGGACAGGTAGCCGGTTAAATCTTGCTCTACGCCTCCGTTTAGGACAACGACGTTGCCAGAGTCGTTGTTTCGTAGGTTGGATTGGACCAGCTGCAGCATTTGCTCGGCGTTAATTGCGCCGGCTTGGCTGATTGCAGCCATCGCTTTAGTGCGGATGGCAGCGTTTTCATTCGAGTGGCGGAGATCTTCCAGTTGGCGCTGGAGGTCAGCAATTTGCTGGTCCTTTTCTTGGGCGGTGCGGTTTGCTTCCTCCCAGAGATCTTTCCACTGCCCTTGGTCTTCTAGGGTCTTTTTGCGTTGCTCGTCTTGGCGTTTGTACACCTCGTCGAGTTTTACCTTGATGCCTTGGAAACGATCCTCGGCTTCAAGTGCCTGTTGTTTCAGATTTGCGATCTGACTTTCGTATTCAGTTCGCAAAGCTCCTGTGTTATCAGGCTGCGGAGCTGTGTCGATTCCAGCCACGGGCTGGGCAGGAGACACCACGGGTGCTTCCTGGATGACTTGCTCTTCCATACTCAAGATTCAAAACTCGAAGGTGCTGTGTTCTCAAACTTGGTGCGGCGCTTGCGCACAGGTTCTGCTGGTACTTCCGCAGATGCGTCGCCGCGTCCCACGTAGGCATCCGTCAGGTCTACAAGTTGCCACTTGTAGGTACCGTCCGGCTGCAGAACCTTGTCTAGCGATTGAGCCATGACGAAGGATTGTTGACTTTTGTAGTATAGGACAGATGCCTAGCTTGCTTCCACTGTCTCGGAAGAGTCCATTTCGGTGGTGTCTTCCTCGGGTAAAGAGCCAAGCTCGTGGCTGGCGAGGATTTCGCCCTGGGCCAAGATCAGGCGGAGTTCTTCGCGGCTAATAGCGCCCTTGTCGAACAATGCCGTCAATGCCGTGATGTCCTGGCCGATCAAACGGTTGATGTCGAAATCGCGGCTGATGTTGACCTTGGGCGGTTCTAGGCCGAGGTAGGCGGCTGCGTAGTCGAAGGACTTTTGGAGAGATTGCTCCAGGTCGAGGCTGACGGCGGCCAGCATCGAGTTGGTGTCTACCTTGTCGAGGCGGCGAGCGTCCGCAGATTCCGCCACAAACTTCTGCTGGCTCAGTGTGCTGATGCCCAGCGTTGCCATTTGCTGCTGCAATTCACGGATTTCGTTGCTCTGAGCTTCAAATGCGCTAGCCGCAGGCTCCACGTAGTAGACCTTGTTGCCCGGTTGCGTGGCAATCGCGTAGTTGACGCTCACAGCCATGTCCTTGGTCTGGTCGTCCCAGCCCTCTAGGACGAGCATGGGCTGGGAGGCGATGTGGAGGCTGTGGATCAGGTCGGCTTGGCGCTGGAAGTGCGCGAGGTTCAGATACGCAACGTCGATCAGCGGTGGGCGGCTGATCATCGTGTCCAGCTTGTTCGAGTAGGTCGTGACAAGCGGGATTTCGTTGAGGCTGAAGGTGCCGGATTCGTGTAGTTCGTAGTCGGCGTCCTTCGTGACGGGCTCCATGAAGCCGGGGCCGAGGGGCTTTAGTGCCTGGCGTTGGCGGTAGACCTCGTAGCGGCCCGGTTCGATGACGCGGATTTGTTCGTAGGTCTTTTCGCCGAAGCGGCCCTCGGGGACAATCGCCTTCTCATAGATGCGGACCTGCGTGAGCGTGCCGTAAGACGCCTCGCGGTCTAAGCGCCAGCCGTAGACGTTATAGGGGTCGATCTCTACCCAGTAGGGACGGAGGCCCATGGCGCGTTCTTCCGCCAGGCTGCGGGCGCCAGAAGGGGCCGGGAAGTCGATCAGCGTGTGCGCGTGGCCGTAGGTCAGGCTGCAGATCAGTAGGCGGCGGGCATACTCGTCCAAGTCCGAGCCGCAGCCGTCAACGTCGCGGGCAAATACTTCGCGCCAGTAGGGGTCGCCGTCCAGGCTGATCGGTTTGCGTAGGATCAAACCGGCAGCAGCACGGACCAGGCGCTGCGTATAAGGAGAGAAGACGGCGCGGTTGACGCGGCTCAGATACGCCCGGTAGTCCTCGCGGGGTTCCAGTGGGAGGAAGGCTTCGCTGTTCTCGCGTAGATATTCGGTGCCGCGTGTCACCGCTTTCATGATTTCCCAGCCCTTCATCATGTCCAGCACGGCTGCGGTGCGGATAAAAGGGCTATCCCCGTCGCCTTGGTAGGTCGTGGAGACGATGTTGGTGGGGTAGCGGCCGGGAACTGCGTAGGTCATTTAGTCACCATTTTTCGCGGTTGGCCCAGTAGGCAGCCGACATTTTTCCTTTCTTTATGTTAGCCGCATGGCGTGCTTTGAACGCTTCGCGGCGTTTGCGGTCGGCCTCGCTTTCGTTTGTTGTTTTGGGTGAACCAGAGACGCCTTGTTGGCCGAAACGGATTAGTTTTACTTGATCGCCTTCTTTTGCGAGGACTACGTGTGATTTAGTCGGGTGACTTGGGGTGCGTTTGGGTTTGTTGTAGCCCGAAAATTTTTCGCCGCGATACTCAATCATCGTCGTCCTCCTCGTCGTCGG